GCGAGTGGGATTTTTGACGAAAACGACAATTCAAGGGCACACTTTAGACTTTTTGGGATTAATTCATCTCCTGCAGCATTTCAGGGGAAATATTTCAAACTTGACAATACTACAGGGTCGGCCGTCTTGGCAATGTATATTTGGTTTACGTATAACGGAGCGGGCGCAGACCCTGCTCCATCACAACCTTACCCAGGGCCTACTCCTGGGATTAAGATTGATTTATACACCGATGATAACGCTCTATCAATCGGCACAAAAATAGTTACAGCCTTAAACAATCACAGCTCATACAATATTACTGTTACCTCTGGGGCTACTATCCCTGTATCATCAAGCTTTTTATTCAGTGCATTTTCTGAGAATTATTATGCATGGTACACAGTCAATGGCTCAGGGGTTGACCCTCTGATCGCAGCTAGAACAGGGATTAAAATAGATATATTAAGCACTGATACAGTTTTAGAAGTAAATGAAAAAACTAGGCACGCAATTAATTCATTTTCTTTTCAAGTTCCTGACATGCGGGGATTCTTTTTACGGGGGGCCCTTGGGTCTGCCGACCCTGTTATTGATCCTGATAATTGGTTCCGATTTAGACCTAAATCAAGCCCAGTGTTCGACGACTCAAACAATAGAATTGGCGGAATAGAGCCTCCAATGATACAAAGCCACGGGCATCAACTTATAAATCGTGATAATGTACCATATTTCAGGACGCCAACATCACCAGTGGGAAGAGCTGGCGGCGATAGCGGAATAGCGGTGATCGCTACAAACTTAAATTTAGTCAATAATTTCACAGGATTAAGAGACACACGCCCCTGGAATATGTCTGTAAACTGGGTCATCAAGTATTGATAGTTATAAAGCATAAGGCATGTAGTATTTAAATAATTTATACGTTAAGATATATAATTAGTGTTTTTATAATATTTCAGAGGTATTAAGATGGCAGGTGAAAAGTTTACAGATTTACCCGCAGCCGCGGCTGCTAGCGTTACAGATATATATGCGCTAAGCCGTGTAGGTGACTTGCACCAGGTCACGGGAGCAAAGGTTGTTAATTCGATCAATAATCACTTGACGATTGCAGGAGTCATGTTGACATTTCAAGGGCCATATAATCCGATTACTTATAACGTCAAATGGACGGAAAGCGCATCTTGTATAACCATTAATTTACCATACATGACGGGAACGTCACAGGTTATACCTTCCGTTTTATACAGCAGCAACTTTCCACTCCCTCTTCGTCCATTAGCAAAAGTATTTTTTGATGTGGTTGTAAAGGATGGTCCTTCTTATGTATTAAGCAGAGGTCAAATGGGCACTGATGGCATTATAACAATAGGTGCTGGCCCTGATATGGCCCCATTCAGCGGTGTTGGATTATTCGAAGTGCAGCCATTCATTATTACTTATGTCCGTTAATCATTAACTATTTATTTGAGGTTTATTATGTCTACTGTTAAATTTGAAGAGCTACCAATCGCCGTTCAAGCAGATTTAGGTGATTTTTATTGCGTTTCTCAAGCGGGAACATCTAAGCAAGTATTTGGCGCTCAAATCGCAGAACTTGTTTTTTCTACTGCAAACAAGTCAACAACGGGCCTAGATTGGAGTGGGCCCATCACAACCCAACCTTTTAACATTACTTATGCAAAGTTTGGCTCTACTGTTACCATTAATCTCCCCAATATTTCATCCGCCCAAATCGCATTGGGTGGCTACTTAGTATCAACCCCCATACCGAGTATATTGCACCCATCAGCACCCGTTCACTTTACCGTACATGTGACAGATGGTCTTACGACTTCATTCGGCATTGGAGTTATTTCGCTAGGCGGAACAATTAGCATCGGTAAGACAGCGGGAAATTTACCTTTCTCGGGTGTTTCAACAATGAGTATAGGGCCAACAACCATGACGTACATTGTCTAAAATGCTAGAGATACTGTCGCTTATTGTATCTGGGATAGAGAAATTTATCTCAAATCGTCAAGAAATGGCAATAGAAAAACAAAAAACAGCCGTTGCGATTGAGCAAAACAAGCAACGGCTTGCTCTTGATGAAGAAACGCACAATCACGAATGGGAGATGGCATCATTAGCGAATAGCGATAATTTTATACGACGCGCATCGTTCTTTATGTTCTCAGCACCCTTTGCGATTGCTATTTTCGCACCTGAATCGATTCACATCTACTTTTCCCATTCCATAGCCACAATACCCCCATTCTGGCAGCATACGTGGGTTGCAATCAACGGTAGCATATGGGGTATTAGCTCGCTTAAAAATAGCATACCAGCAGTATTTAATGCTCTAAGAATGAGATCATGAAACATGTCAGAATTAAAGTGCACCAACAATAACGTTCCAAGCAATATTAATGAACTGGTGCGCTCGATGGATAGAAGCCAAGGTCAAATAGAAGTTATACTGGAAGAGGTAAAAAAAAAGCTCCAAAAATTAGAAGGAGGGCTGCAAGTGTTAACAATGGCGCAAGCTACAATGCACGATCGCATACGTGATCAAGATGCTAGCATGATTAGTTTTGAAGATAATCTAAAATATTCAAAAGAAAAGATATTAGATAGCCTCAGCGACATAAAAGAATCGTTTGACAGAACAAATGATGTTGTTGACAAAATATCACGCAAAGTGAGCTCGCTTGAGGAGTCAAGCAGGTTTAGGAAATGGATATACTACGGGATATCTAAAAATTACAAACTGGCAATGTTCGGTTTTAGCTGTATCGGAGGGGGCGCATACGCTACCCATACAATAGAAGCTATCTTCAAGTGAGCAGCTAAGGCCTACTAATCGACCTCGAGTACTCCTTCTACGCTAAAGGTAGAAAAGCGTATAATTTCACTTTAATTACTCCCCATGCGTACGCGAATGGGAGCCTTTTTTTCTCTGAATAATTCCGGCTGTGGAACTGGTTTTTTTTTAACAGGATATTTTGCAGGTGATTTACTCTTCATGTAGTACCTCGGGATTAAATAACTTATGAGCGTTTTGAACCATGGCCGTTGCCTCTTCTATCTTCTTGCCTTCTATTGATGACATTTCAGCAGTGCGCTTAGCTTCAAGCTCTGCTAAGTTCGTTAAATAATCTTGCTGATCTGCTTTTGCATTGTTTTCAGCTACCATTGCATTAATTTGAAGTTGGCCTGACTCTATCTCTTCGTCAAACATTTGTTTTTGCAAACTTGATGCATGTTTTTGCATGCTCATTTGATTTTCATTTACAGCAATTTGAGCTTTTAAGCTAAGCTCTTGCTGCTTGAGATCAAGCGTCCGATTGTCGATCTGGTTTTTCATCTGCATTGCCTGCATTTGTACTTGAATCATCGGATCAACAGGCGGCGGCTGGTTCTGAGCAGCCTCTTTTTGTTGCTGCTGCTGCTCTTGGAAATCTGCCGCCATACTCTTAAGATAATCAGAACCTTTTATGTCAAGGTTATCAATTATTACAGACATTCCGCCTGGCTGTGTGTTGATCATCTCACCAAAGGCTGGAACCGCTTGCATAAGCTTTATAACTGTATCAAGCGCCTTGCTTTTCTGTACTTGATAGTTCGGCCCAGCCGTCACGGAAATACCCAATGTGCTCCCTTCAAAATCTAACATAGACTCCGGGTCTTCAGGATCGTTAATTTTAAAGTAAGCGCGCTCTCCGTCTTTATTAATGACTGGTATAGTTCTTGGCGTCTTATAAAGCTTAGGAATGATTTCTAAAATAACAGTAGATGCTTGCTGTAATGCAGCCATGTAGTTCATAACAAACGGCATAGCAGCTGCATTAGATTGTGTAGCACCCTCTACAATAGCGACACCGGATAGCTGATTGTTTTGTATTCCAAGGCTTGCATCGTACGACCCCAAAATGCTCTGTATAGTCTGATCAGCACCTATGTATGTGCCTGTGATTTCAGGCGGTATTGGAGCCCTTGGAACCGCCGCAGGCATAGGCAATGGGTCTCCATTCTTGTTTCGTGACTGATACAATAACGTGCTTTCTTTTTGCGGCATTATCCATGCATCAACGTATTTGTCTGGTATAGATTCAACGTCAGCCATGAATTTGTGAGCTACTATACTTTCTAGCTCTGCTGCTAGCTTTTGTCCTGCATAGTTTTTAAGACGTTGCGCATCCATAGCATTATGAAAATATGAGCGCGTCATCTGATACGATGATTGACTGCTGCCGTCCTCTGAATCTTGCGAGCCGTTCAATATAGCTGAGTTACCGTCAACAAATATTAAAGGAAGACTATCAAACACTGTTTTATCAACTTCAAGAAGATTTCCGCCGATGAATCGATATCTAACAACTGTTTCTGTTTCTGCCATGCGTGTCTTTACAATTGATGGTGCAACCTCAATATTGAAGCTATTCTGATATTGATCTAATAGTTGATTATATTCATCTTGATCATATGTCTTACCGTCCGCCAGCATATAAATCTTTTTAAGCTTTGTTTTTCGTTGATAGTGATCAGCAATCAATACTACTTCTTCCGTGCCATCGCGATAAGACCACTGAAAGCCGTTTGATGATTTAGAACATGTAATGTTGTCGCAATCAATGTTCGGATATTTAGCTTCAAAATCAGCGCGCTTCATCGGAAACAAGCGCCCCGCATATCTTCCGTCTGATTTTGACGGCAATCTAGCCATTGGGTCAAAATAAGTAAGTGTGGGATCGTAAACTTTCTTTAACTCAATTTTCTGATTAAATGATTTTGGCCCTTCGTAGTCTGTTACAACTTCCATGACCGAAAATCCGCCGGACAATGTTTCACCATAGATCGAGTCTGAAAACCCGCGCTTGTTTGCATCTTCCATGATTGCTTGAAAGTGACCGCCGAGCAATAGTGTCATCACGTCATCAGTCTGAGAGCCAGTGAGCGAGTGAAATCTGAAGGAAGGTGTTTGCTTTGACCATTCACCCTTTAGTCTAGATACGTAAGCTTCTAGCACGTTAAATTGAAGCGGTGGAACATTAAGAAATTCTAGAGATGCAATTTCAGTAGCAGTTAAAGACGTGTTAAATATAAAATTGCGGCTTCTATTGTAGCGTTGTACGTTTCTCCTAAAATACTGTACAGCTGATTCTACATTATCTTGTATATCTATAAATTCGTCTAAATAGACTTTTGATATCTTCTTAGATTTTGTTAACGATGCCATAGCCTGGTTCTCATCTTATTCATATTTGCATGATTTTGGGCGAATGCGTCTATTTTTAGATCAACACTATGCGATGAAGTATATGAGCCGCCGATGGAATTGTCAATTAATGTTAAGTGGATAGCATCTGATAACGTGTCTGCTATGTCGTCGAAACGATGTGAGTCATTAGCTGTGATTTTTATCATATGATCGATGCATGCTCGCGTGTGCTTACTATACGCTGGTAGCGATATACGCTTTGATGCTACGTACGACTGACAAGACAAGAAACGATCAGTTTTGCTACCTGAGCTTCTAGAGCGCTCAATGTCGTATATGTTAATCCCTCTCTTATCAGACAGTAGAGACAAAAGTGTCGTCCCCGTGGATTTCTTCTCTATAGCAGCAACTGAAGGCTTAACTCTATATCTCATGCAATCAGCATAGAATCGCTCAAATTCGGGCTTCAAATCCTTGGGCTCTACCCAACATTCTTGCGCGTCTATCCAGTGCAGGCCGATTATATCAGTCTCCACTTCACCATCTTTAATCTTATAAAGACCCCAGAACGAGAAAACAGTAGCATCATTATGCGTCTTTGCTGTTTCTGCTGTATCTGCTGTGATGAATGTATAATAAATATCGGGTTCTTCTGCTAACTTCACAAACCAATCTTCATGAAATATACCGCCGCCTGAAGGCTGTGGCTCTTGCTGATATTGTGCGGAAAATTCGTAGGGTGAAACTTCTTTCATTTTCAACAAAGCATTAATATCGTGCATGCCGGGGTTTAAAGCGTTCCCTATTTCGTCGATTGCTTTTAATATTGTCTTGTCCCATTCCGAACCATCATACCCGTTCATTAATTTACCAGGCAAGTCATCTTCGTGCAATCTTTGGCCAATGAATATAATCGGTGTCTTTTGACTATTAACACGACTCATTAACGTACTCTTGTACCAGTCGTTCACGTGACCGCGCATTGTGTCGCTTGTGACTTCCCCCGGTTTGTGTATATCGTCAATTAATATTGCGCCGCCAAATCTATCGCAATTTTGAATACCTGCTCCCCGTCCTGTGATTGTGCCCGCGGAACCTGCTGCATAAACAGAGCCGCCGGCTGTCGTCTCGAAATTATCTTTTGCGCTTGACTCTCTTGTGATCTGGACTCCAAAAAGCTCCTTATATTCAGGCATATGCACTATTTGACGCACTGTTTGTGTTTGCTTTGAGGCAAGAGACTTTGAGTAAGATATATATAGAAAGTTTGAGTCAGGGTACAAAGCTAACGCCCACGCGATAAAGTGAATCACTAATTCAGTCTTTCCGTAACGTGGCGGGCAGTTAATAAGAAAATGAACAAGGGCTTTGTCAATGTCTCCGCACTTCATCGCGCGCGTTAAAGCTTTGCAAATAGTGATAACGTGAGGCTCTCGAGAAATCGGACGAGATACGACAAACTCACGACCAGTTCTTAACTTATAAAATACGCGTGTAAAAAGTAGCAGCGACTGCAGCAACTTATATTTTTCGTCTTGAAAATCATCCATGCTTATACTTTAATGCATAATGCACAAAGCTGTCAAATAATGAAATTTGGTGTAATGCGAGTATGCCAGTTAACCTAAAATTTTTTCGAAGCATTCGTTAGATTTGAGTTGTAACAGTAACATAAAACTAAGAAATAGGCAGGGTTATACCTTTCTGACCCTGATATTTCCCCTTCCTGTCTTTATAAGACGTTTTGCAGACTTCGTCAGATTCGAAGAATATCATTTGAGCCACCCCTTCATTGGCATAAATCTTTGCTGGCAAGTTGGACGTATTGGAAAATTCCAACGTAACATGCCCTTCCCACTCAGGCTCCAGTGGCGTGACATTCACAATAATTCCGCATCGCGCATAGGTTGATTTGCCAAGGCAGATAGTTAATACATTGCGAGGAATACGGAAATATTCGACTGTTCGGGCAAGCGCAAATGAGTTTGGAGGTATTACACATATATCAGAATCGATATCAACAAAGCTTTTATTAGAAAATGATTTTGGGTCAACAATAGCTGAATTAATGTTTGTAAATATTTTAAACTCACGAGCGCACCTAACGTCATATCCATAGCTCGATGTACCGTAGGAAATCACATTTTTACTATCTTTATTTCTAATTTGATAAGGCTCAAACGGATCTATCATTCCTTTTTCGGCTTGTTTTATTATCCAATTGTCCGATTTAATCGTCATTTAAAATCGCTCACTGGAACGTAACCTTCGAATCTATAAGACAAAAAGGTATCTTGATAAACGCATGTCAGCTGATCGCCGTTTCGTCTGCTCTCAAGAAGCATCGTTGAATATTCGGGCCCTCTTTTCTGATTATTAAGTACAAGAGGGTGTCCGTTCACAGTGATCATTGTTGTGTGGGGAGATATTCGCAATGGGCATGGGCACTCAGGAGAAGACTTCATTTGTTACCCGATTCTTGCTCGGCTCTTTCAAACAATTTGCTCTCTGCATCGGTCATCGGCTCTGTACAAGATTTTGTTAAGAATGCGGCAACTTCTTTTTTGTGCTCAATATCAATATCGCGCAAAGCCCTGCGTATAATGTTGCCAAAAGACGTTATAGCAACATCAAACACAGGGTTGTGCCTTGACAGTACATCTGTTAGATCACACATAAGAGAAAGGCATTCTTGAGAATGCTTCTTATCTTCTTCGCTCATTTCTTTAGCTTTTACGTCTTCAACAATAACTTCGTCTGCTTTTACTTCAATAATCTTCTTAGCCATATTAATTAACCTCTTTCTTTAATTCACGAATCAAATTATCATACATACAGTTTACCTGTACTCTTTCTGATATCAAATCCCACAAAAGATTTTCTGCCCGATCTTTTGTGGGATTTTCTTCTTCAACTTTCTCTACTATAGACATGTTAACCTATACATTTTTTTGAATTATTCTCTTCAAGCACGCGTAGCCTATCTTCTACTTTCTTAATATCATTAAATGTAGTGTTTGCTTGATGCATTAATTTCGATGAAATCATAATCATAATTTCCATTGAACGTGTATAACGGGTTCCCCCGCAGCATAGGATAACATTCAACTTAGCAAGTGGATATCTCATCCTCTCAAGAGCTTGTTTATAATAAAGAGGGGAATAATAGCCAAAATCTGTATTTACAAATGTACATGCTAAATTGTAAAGCTCTTCTATAAAGATATCTGCCTTAAAGTTTTTCTTAGTACGTCTTTTAATCCCAAACATGATAATCTCAATTTTTACAATTAAAATTTTCCAACATAATCTCAGCAATTTTTGGTATGTTGTTTTTCCAGCACCATCTCTGAATTGTTCTACATGATACGCCGCAATGCTTTGCAAACTCGACCTGAGTCATTTTAATTTCTATTATTTGTTCACGTAATGTTTTCATTAATCACCGAAATAATCTTCAAAAATCTCCGGCAATTCGTCTTTTTCACAGGGGATAGCCGTCCTAGCTTTTACCAAAAACATTTCCCCCCCGTAATATCCGTTGCTTTCATTCCTAAACGCTACGACAGCACTCAGCGTGTCAAAGTTTTCATCTTCAACAGTTATTCTATAACCGTAAAATTGGACAAAAACATCATCACTGACGCTTTCATCATCACTGACTCTTTCTACGTCTCGATGATCCATAGCCACCGGCTCTAGACTTAAAATTTTCCCACCTTTTAATAGATTTTTAACGCCAACGAAATCATGAAAATAGCTATTTGAGCAGCAATCTCCATCAACACTAAACCATACGTTTTTACACGGCTCTATTAAAGAAAAGCATAAATAGTCTTCGTTAATAAATATCCGGCTTATCTTGCCCCCAACGATAGCCTCTGATAATTCTTTTGTAACTAATTCTTGGTCATTACGCATGATCTTAATCTCCCTTTTTTCTTCGAAAAAACAACTGTATTATCAATGATAACAGAACGACTTCGCGATGTTTTCATGATTTATGCATTATACCGCCATTTTGGCGCATCGTCAACAATTAATTACTACAAATAATCAGATAATGCCTCAATAATATAAGGTTTAATCTTTAATGCATCCTCATCCAGCATTAACAATTCCTGATTTGTCAATTTCAACCATTCTTCTTTTGTTTTTATTGCGCAACCTATTTTAATCTTGTTTCCTTGCAGTATGTAAATTTCATATTTATTCATTAAATGTTTGAAAACTGCTTTAGATGGGATTTCAATGTCCGGAATAGCTAATTCAGTCTGTTTTACAGCTTCTAGTTGAACTGCTTCTGATGGGTTTTTAATGTAAAAAACAGCACATCCATCTTTTTTTACAGCCTCTAATTGAACTGCTTCTGATGGGTTTTTAATGTAACAAACAGCACATCCATCTTTTTTTACAGCCTCTAATTGAACTGCTTCTGATGGTTTTTTAATGTATTCAATAGACCATCCAGTCTGTTTTACAGCTTCTAATTGAACTGCTTCTGATGGGTTTTCAATGTATTCAATAGACCATCCAGTCTTTTTTACAGCTGCTAATTGAACTGCTTCTGATGGGTTTTCAATGTATTCAATAGACCATCCAGTCTGTTTTACAGCCTTTAGTTGAACCGCTTCTGATGGGTCTTTAATGTCCCGAATAGCCAATCCATTTTGTTTTACAGCTATTAATTGCATCTCTTCTGATGGGTTTTCAATGTCTCCAATAGCCCATCCATTTTGTTTTACAGCTTCTAGTTGAACTAATTCTGATGGGTTTTTAATGTAAAAAATAGTACATCCATCCTTTTTTACAGCATTTAGTTGATCTTCTAAACTGTCTCTTAGATTATATATCCTCATATCGCCGCCCATTAAAATTTAATTAAATCGTTTAAATTATATACTTTTATATCCGCCAAGTGGAAAAGGCCCCATTAATACAATTTTTTTCTTAATGCTTTCATTATTCCTCAAATGGGCTGTCAAGGCCTCTAGTTGAACCGCTTCTGATGGGTCTTTAATGTAAAGAATAGCAGAACCATCATCCATCACAGACTCTAGCTGGACTGCTTCTGATGGGTTTTTAATGTGTTTAATGTTATGTCCCCTATTTTTATAAATTCCACCCCTTTTAACAGCCTCTAGTTGAACTTTTTCTGATGGGTTTTCAATGTATTCAATAACCCCTCCATACTGTTTTACAGCTTCTAATTGCACCTCTTCTGATGGGTCTTTAATGTATCGAATAGTTAATGGATCCTGTTTTACAGCCTTTAGCGCAACCTCTTCAAAACTGTCTCTTAGATTATATATCGTCATTGTCCCTTGTCCAAGTTAATTACTACAAATAATCAGATAATGCTTCAATGACCATAGGCCTCTTTCACAAATAAAATAAATTTCCAATATTTAAAAAGGGATTTCGTCATTATAAGCTTCTTTATCATAAGGTTTCCTGTCTATTTCCTTCTCGGAAACAGCTTCCATACTACCTGTTTTCTTAACGTATGAGTCAACCATGCTCCATTCCTTGTCATTTCCTTTTTCTTTCTTTGTCTTAATAATGCACTTCCCTTTTTTGCCCACAAGGAATTTTGAGAACATACCGTTCTTGCAAAAATTAATATCGCCAACACCTTGCGCAAACTGCTTTATCTTCCATCTTGCAAAATGCGTTGCCGAGTGTGGGAAATAATCAAACAAGTTAACTGTTTTACCTGACTCATCAGTTACAGAAAGAGACATTCTTGTTTGCTTATTACCCTGTTTAGATTCTGTTTCAAGAACCTCTGTTATCTCAAAGCTCGCTTCTCCTTCCATCAGAATAAAATCAGATGGCCTCTCGTCGCTGACGGTGGAGGGATCAAACGGTTCAAATTGGTAGTTCATAATATAGATCCTTTTAATAATTCGTTTTTAACTTCGTTTTTTACACTTTCTAGTGATGATCTTATGTCGGATGGCACAGATACCCATACATTCTTAAGATCATCTATAGTCTTTGCATCTTTTATCAATTCTAAATAATTTCCAATTTCGTCATCTCCATCATCAAGCCATGAAATTAAAATTTTTGCAGTTTCTTCTGTTATAAAACCCTCGGTTTTAAATAGATTCGTTCTATCTTTGGAAGATTGATACATGTGATTTTGATTGAATCTTAGAACAGTTGTAAATTCAAAATCAAGACCTTCCCTTTGGTCCGTCTTAGTCCCAACCTTTTCTACTTTCCACTTACTATTACCTTCTGCAATAGTATAATCTGTTTTTGTTCTTGCAGTTGCAACTATATGCATGTTTGATTTAAGTATTGTTTCTATAAAGTGTCGGTGCCTAGGCGTAACCTTTGACCAATCCGCATATTTCCCTCCCAGTGCAGACTGAATTTCTAAACATCCTCCTTCACCGCTCCATTCGTGCGTAATAGAATCTATCACAAGAACATCGTACCCCGACTCCTCCGCACATTTTATAGCCTCTATGTATTTCTCGGGAGAATATGGAGCAGAAATATCTAGCACATCAAAATCAAATATCGAGGCATAAAGTGATGCGCTGCGTTTTTCAGTATCAATAACAGCTACTCTTTTACCTAGGCCACAGGCCATTGTTAGCGCGCTATACGTTTTCCCGCTACCGCTAGGGCCCTCTAGAAGCATCCTGAGCTTTGATTGTTTCTTTGTTGCTTTTTTAAACATTTCCTAACCCCTCGTCATCGTCTGAAATCCTATTTAGCATAGATTTATTTATTCCAGAATATTTTTCTTGATATGTATCTATACCGCTGTCTATTTTTCTCTGCACTTCCATCCTATGTATTGGGATATCTCTTGGCGCATCAATTCCTACTCTAACTTGTCCACGATTAATCTCACAAATTGTGATTTTAATTATCCCGCCAATCACAATCTCTTCACCTACTCTCCTAGTTAACTGTAACATATATAATCCTTATACTTGTAAAAATAACGCAAAAACAATCGAAACAAACGATACACACACCATTACACATAAATAAACATTCAATACATTGTTTTTATTCTTAAACTTCAATCTTTGATTTCTTGTGATTCCGTCCATTATTATATTCTCCATTATATCATCCTCTTCTATTTTCGTAAAAATCAATTTCACCGTTATCAGCCGGCCACGCCTCGCTTGGGTCATCCATTATAACTCACCTCTTTTTTTTGCATCGTCCATTACCTTTTTAAAGCCTATTCTTGCTTCAACAAGGTAAGGCTCAAGAAGATCGTTCATGGCTTCAAACCATATATCTTTTATGCTTTTGTCGTCCGTGTATAGATCGTCATTTATGATACAGTCAATAAATTCATCCCTATCTTGCCTGTCTAAATTTCCAACTTTTTTACCTTGCAAAATTAAATGCTGAGCTTTTACCTTTGAGCTAACTAATTTTTCCATATAAATAATCCTATAAAATAATATTTCTAAACATTAAGTAGCCGTCTGGATCACCACTTGGCGTGACATCAACAATGCTATTATACTCATTCACAATATCAAACATATCATCTATCATTTCTTTATACTCCTTTTCAAACGCTCTTGTAATAGCCTTCGTAAGCTTATTACAATTTTTCTTATTAGGATGTGATATACAATCTGTCATTAGATCCACATTTAGCGCTAATATTTCAACTAACGCTTCCGAAGCCTCGCCGACAGAATCAGTATCTGTAGACACACATCTAAATAATTCAGAATGATATTTATTCGGCAAATCTTTATAAGACATAAACCCAATATTGTATAAAGACTCGATAACATTCAGAGTTTGCGGGTATAATCTTGCTTCATCATAACTATTAACAAAATGCATATTTCTCTCCTTTAATAATGCCAGACATCCGGATCTGACATGTGAGCATTATACTATGATTTAATAAAACTAGATGTGCGATATACGCCATAATGGCGCAGATTTTTGCCGTTGCATTATGTAGGTAAATGCCTTCTTTGTTGTAAGACATTTCGCACGGAAACATCAATTTGCATAACAATCAATAACCTATAATTTTAAAAATTACCGCTTCTTGTTGATTGTTAATAATTTTACCATATCCTAGCTATTGCAACAATATGTAGTAAGCGTAATCTCTGCATCGAGTAGCAACGCAAAATATAGGGACATCAAAAATGATCTGGTACAAACAGCCTACCAACTTTTTAGAAAAGCCATTGCAGTCAAATATAATCGATGAGCTTGGGATGCTGGGCTTTGGCGTCTTATGCGCAATAATACAAATAATAGCAAAAAATATGGTTCCAGGGAGCGAACCCGAAGCATCCTATTCAGTAAAAAGCTGGGCAAGATTGTGTAGAACAACGCCTAGAATCGTTAAAAGTTTAGTCGAAATATTGATAAATAATGATGAATGGGACATTTCTTTTTTTAAAGAAAAATCACTAAAACTTAACAAAAAAGTAAATAAAACGTTACTAGAAAGTAAAGAAAACGTAACTAAAAGTGAAAAGCTAATTACGTTTTCAGAGTCCAATAATGATTCAATTATAAACATAAAGTACATTAACTTATTGAATCAAAAGGATGATTACTGTAGAAAAAAAGAGCCAAACATTTGTCCAGGACCGGACATTGTTCGGACAAAGTCCGGCATAGATAAAGATAAAGATAAAGATAAAGAACCCCCTATAGCCCCCCATGAGGGGGGCGATCTTTCTTTTAAATTCGCTTTGGAAATTCTGGATTACCTAAACTCAAAAACCGGCTCTTTGTTTCGTGCTGAGAGGGCCAACATAAGCTTGATATCGAATTGCTTGAAAACCGGCGTAACTGTTGACGAGATGAAAATAATTGTTGACATGAAATACAGGGAATGGCATACTGACCCCAGATTCGCTAAGCACCTTTGCCCTAAAACACTGTTCAAGCCGGCCAACTTCGAGCAGTATTATGGGGCAATGATGCAAGAGTCTACACAAACAAAGCGCAAGACTGCCAGGAAGGCGGTCGGATTGAAACGGCTGGGAAATGCTGAGATGGACTTCCTTCATTCATACAGGCATACAATGCTTTGCTATGGAATGTCGCAGGAAGAAATCGACAGGCTCTACCCGTTACATGAAAAAGCGAAGTAGTAATTGTACTAGGTATAATAAATGTTAGAAAATTCAGTTGCTTGTCTGTCGTGCGGATTTGACAACCCTGTTTACGATAAGCAGCAATGCCCAGAATGTTTACGATTTAATTGTCGTATTCACAGTAAATACGGTAATGCAGCAAAGGGAACGCTAAAGATTCGCTATAAATGCGCAAACAAGGATTGTTCAAAAAACATATTCTCGATTAGTGTATGCAAAAATTTATTAACATACAAAAACAAATACAACGCTTTACTATCAACTTGTGAAGACCTGTTAGACTCTCTTCAACAAGAGCTTCCGCACAAGATTATGGACTTGATAAATGTAGTGCGAGTATGCAAAACAGGCGTTTTCACAAAAGAGATACCTGTAGACGAGCAAAACGACCCAATTTACGATGATTTCGAGTGAGCACAACGAACAGGTGGCGCTTGTAAACTGGGCCCAATTTCACCCTATAGCTAAGCATTACATGATAGCTATACCGAATGGAGGACTACGTAACGTTATTGTAGCTGCAAAACTAAAAAAAGAAGGTGTGAGAGCGGGTGTGAGCGATTTATTTATGGCTTATCCGTGTCATGGCAAAAGCGGCCTTTGGATTGAAATGAAATCAAGCAAAAAAGGGCGTCTATCAGAGAGCCAAAAGCAATGGATGTCAATAATGGAAGGGGTAGGATATTCATGCTCAGTGTGCTATGGTTTCGAGCAAGCCGTTGAGGCTATTAATCTTTATTTAAAGGGGGCGTTATAATGTCAACATCTTTGTATCTGTTAGTGTCCATGTGTTTTGAGTATTTAGTTTGTGGCGTTGTCTTTTGTGAGGCCGTTTGGTATCTCAATAAGAAGAGCGATGATTCATTGTTTAAGCGTCGCCCTTCGAAAATTACAAGGGTTCTATTAATGTATGCGGCATGGCCTTTTTTATTGTTTACCGTGTTAATACTTCCGGCTGTTATTAAATTATTCATGATGATAAAACGTAGAATTATTTCTATTCTGAATAAAAAGAAGGTTTGATATGGCATCTCACTGCTTAAGTATGAATTGTAATATTTTAGCGTCTATTTTCATGATGTTGTTTATTTTGAAAGTTGCAGGCAAAATAAAATGGTCGTGGTGGTTCGTAACAATGCCGCTTTGGTTTCCTGCAGCATCATCATTTGTTCTGTGGATATTATTTGTAATGTATCATTTTTGAAGGTAATTTTAAATGTCTCAAATTGTTTGTAAAGTATGTAGAGGGAGTAAAAAGGTGATGGGTGGTGGCATGATGATTACTGATTGCTTGCCTTGCGATAAAACCGGGTTTGTTCATGATAAGCCAATCGCAACGTCTATTTCAGAGACTGTGACAGATAATATTCCAGATCCTATGCATAGGCATTTTTCTAAATCATTTGTACACATTGAGCCGATCGACGAAGAAATTATAAATGATGTTTCTGTCGTTAATCACAGGAAACGTGGGAGACCTACATCTGTTAAAAAGGGTTAAATTATGAGTGACGAAGGGATTGAGCTTGTCGTTTTTAATGAAAAGAAGTTAGAACCTGTTTTATTTGAACAATCAAAACTAATAACGATGGCACTTGAGAACAAGCATCTTGATATTATAAGATTATTGTTTGATGAAGATGGCAAAATTAATCGTAAAAACCATTTTGGAATTACCCATTTAATATCTTCTATTATGAGCGGAAAACTACATGATGTTAAGCTTTTAATTGAATGCCATGCAGATATTTCATTAAAATCATCTGCAGGTATGACCCCTTTAGCACATGCTTCCTTTCAGTATAAGAATATATTGTTGGAGAAGCGAACAAAAGAACAAAATTTAATGTATGAGCAAATTCTTATTACTTTATTTGAAGGAGGTGCTGGATTGTTAGAATCGTATGACGGAAGTTATAACAGTGATGACGGAAGTTATAATGAAGGAATCTTTCAATATGTAAAATTGATTGTTAAGAGCGAAAAAGGCTATATTACTTTAGAATCTGTAGAACAAATACGAAAATATCACGCAAGCCTTATATCATGTCCTTACAATAAATCAGAAAATCTTAGGAAAGCGCGTAGAACTTTTAATTTAGCGCTTCATTATAATAATAATCTTAAACCAGGTTTGCTTCCGATATTCAATTCATACAGAACACATATACATACCATGATTACACTTCTTGCGCTTCATAAAATAGAAGGAAATCAAATTAACAGATTACCTGTTGAGCTTATTCTTTCTACAATATACAAAGAATCTGCACTTTCAATATCAAGATCAACCATCAAAGATTCTAATTTTGCATTATTTAGTGCAAAAAAAAGAGAAACTAATGAGCGTGAATTATTAGCCGCTAAAAATGGGCATTGTTCTATATTTTAGTATATTGAATCATCTGTCATAATTGCTTTTTTCATGAACACGCTCTCCCATGCAGTACCGGCATAAAGCGTACGTTTTGTGGAAGAGAAAATCTGACATGCACATTAAGTACTCTATATAAAATACAACAGATTACTAGGCGAATCTAAAAATGATTGTGAAACAATTAACTCCTAAGCAGGAAAAATTTGTATCAGAATATATAAGCAATGGAAACGATGCAAAAAAAGCCGCTATTAGTGCCGGCTACTCACAAAACAGCGCAGCTGTAATCGGTTGCAACCTTCTTAAAAGCCCTATCGTGAGTAAACGCGTAAAACAAGCGATGACATATCATGCTCATAATTGCGGGGTAACGTTTGAATGGTGCGTTACAATGCTAAAGTCAACGGCGGAAAAGTGCTTGACGGGAGATGGACTGAAAGACGGCGCCCCTAACCCAGGTGCCCTGGTAAGTGCAGTGCAAGAGCTTAATAGAATGATGGGTAATCATGCGCCGGACAAAGTTATCAATGCTAATGTTGAAGTTAGCTCAAAAGGCATGGACATAATACGTGAGATGTTAAAAGGTAATGTGAGCGAATATTAACATAAAAGGAGATATGTTACTGTTACAGCTCAAATCTAAAGCGCCTGCTTACAAATAACGAATCCTCCTCATCGTTACTATCAATATTTGCTGATAAAACAGTCGGCCCTTTTAATGCTCCTCCAAACAATGAGAAATCGCTCTGGCTTTTTACAATAGACGTGCCCACGTGTTCTTGCTCGCGATCTGATAATTTCTCACTAAGAACGCATACGTTATCATCTTCATCAGAAGACAGCGGAAGTGATCTGATTTCCACCTTTGGTTCAAAAGACATCAATCTAGCTGGATGAGTCGTTTTCTTCCTGCATAACTGATTTGCAATATCAAATCTTTTGAGAGCTAGCGCAATTGATAGAGATGTCATTCCCTCTTTAGTTTCTTGTGTAACATTTGCACCAGCATCTAATAGTTTTTCGATAACATCAGTAAAACCATTCTTTGATGCGATGTATAGCGGACTTTCTCCATTATCAAGCCTTGCTTTGTTAACATGTGCCTTCATCTTTATAAGAACGTCTACTACGTCAGCATAATTACCTCTTGCAGCAACATAAAGAGGGGTTTCATGTCCAAATAATACAACTCCGTCTACATCTGCCCCATTTTCTACCGCTTTTATCACATCTTCAGCATTTCCTTTTGCGCATGCGTTAATCAAGATCATTTGCCTACTTTCGTTTGCCATTTTATCACCTCTTTTGTTAATTATAATACCTTGATATCCTTTCCGTAGCCACAATCTTGTATTTGTGAGCCATCCTCAAATGTTAGCGTAATTGTTCCATGTCTTCAAATTCTTCTGCAGCTTTCGCGTTAATTATACTTAATTGCGCTAACGTGTCGAAATTATAGCAAAAAATCGACATGTTTTTTTAAAATATAATAACAATCAAAGACTTATATTTACCCAGCGCATGGTTAATCGGCATATTAAAGTGTTGCATAACTTATATAGTGGGTCAAGGAATTTAGACCAGACGGTCATCGGCGTCCCCGCCTGTGCCGTGCATTATTTTAACAGAAAATAGAAGAGGATTTATATCTTATTTTTTTGTTAAACTGGTCTAGACATTTGACCCGCTATAGTTGTATATTAGAATAAAGCGAGGACATCATGCAAACAGCAGAAGATAACATTAAGGAAGTGCCACATGAACGATGATGATTTTTTATGCACAAATTCAAAAAGAAGATCGTATGAAAAAATAAGAGATCTTTTTTGTAATAAGAAGCCGTCTGCAAAAGACATCGGTAATATTTTAGATGAAATGAACATTATAAGATTGGCAAATGAATCAATAATTCGAGATATGCCTCGGAATCTAGCAAATTTTATAGACGATCTAAAGAAAAATGTTTCAATATCAATTGAAAATCTTATAGAGATGGAAGATAAGTCATTTGAGGGAGTCAGCAGCCATCATCTATTCGCGTTAATAGTGCTTGTAGAACAGATTGAGCACGAAATATTGTTGACTATGCATTAGTAATTGCATATACTATATGTGCTCATGTGGCTATGGATGTAATAAAAAATACGTTTGTACGCTTGCTGGTTCAAACTCCTCACCAGTAATACTCCACATCTGCACCATCTGCACCTTGCTAATCTACCTTTAGGTTAACTGGCATACTCGCATTACACCACATTTCATTATTTGACAGCTTTGTGCATTATGCATTATAGTATATTGAATCTGTGCACAATACATAAAATATCACAGACGCTATTAAATACGTTAATAGGGACAGAACAATGAATGAAGACAATCTGGGCGCGCAAAGGCATCACAATTTTGCAATTTGACACGTCATTTATTCTTTGTTATATATATTTTAATGCAATTACACATAACTTATCTGTATCAATATAAATAGGTATATGCAAATTGCGGGACTACCAGGTCTATAAATGCGGTTTCTTGTGCCAATCAAGACAAAATGGCCGACCTAGCGACCTAGGGCGTAGTACCGTGACGGGGCGATAGTCAAAACGTGCGAGGTTTTTATGGCTAATGAGGTTAATGAGAACGTTTCTATATCACAATTTGAAACAAGTGCACAGAATAGAGAAACCGTTAAAGAAGATAAGTTAGTCCCACAATCTGAGGTTAATGATATCGTCGGTTCTGTAAGAAGCAAAGCTTATCAAAAAGGCTATGCAGAAGCTGAACAAGCATATCAGTCTAAACTTGCAAACGAAGCTCGGCAAAAAGACGTAGCACCTATGCAATCGTCTCACGGCTTGAGCGCTGACGATGTACGGCGCATTACTAATGAACATATGCGCGAGTTACAAGCAGAACAGCAGAAGTTGCATGAAGAGGCAATCCAGAGAGAGTACACGCAACGCGTGTGTAATGAACTAGCTCCCAAAATAGCGAGTGCCTCTACTAAGTATTCTGATTTTGAAGAAGTGATGAGAGAAGCGGATTTCATGGGTGAAACTTCGGATATGCTTGATCTTGTAAATTGCGTTGATAATTCAGGTGAGGTTCTATACGAATTAGGACAGCATCCGTCTAAGATAGGTGCATTACGTAATCTATCTCAAAGATTAAAGGAGATTGAGATTCGAAAAATCTCAAAATCTATCAAGCGCAATGAAGAAGCAGCATCTCAGGGGAAGACACCCGCCCCACTTAGTCAGATAAAATCCACAAATATTGGTTCGAGTGATGGCGATCTTTCAGTGAAGCAATTGCGGTCTAAATACCGCGCTTAATCTGTAAGTACAGCCATTGCTCAAAGATTAATTTTTTTGAGGTTTACTATGGCTGTTACTAACTTTTTACAAAATGTCACGCGTTATATGGACGCAGGCTTAGCGTTACTCGTTAACTCTAATGCTTTTATCTCTGAATCAAACAAGAAGTTTAAGAATTTCAATACTACTGTTGGAAACTTAGGTTCTAAAATTGATTTCGTTCTTCCTACGCGCTATGTTGCAAACGACACATTGATTGCAAACTTTCAGGCAACAACTCAACGCGTTGCAACTCTTGAAGTCAACAAAGCATCGAACGTTTCCTATGCGTTCAGTGCACAGGATCAGATTTTCAATGCTGATCAATTTATGGATCAATTTGGACGTGATGCAATCGCCGAACTTGGTGCTGGTGTTGAGAAAGACGTAGCAACACTTGCTGAGACTGCCCCTTATCGTTTCTATGGAAATGGTGTTGACCCCATTAATTCATACGAAAAATTGGCAGACGCGCTGGCTTATTTCCGTGACTACGGCGCAGTTCAGACTCAGACGAAGGGCATTATTCCGCTAATATCTCAGCCTTCTATTGTCGGTACAGGTTTGAATCAATTTGTAACTGATCGAAATAACAAAATTGCTATGTCTTGGGATATCGGCAACTTTGCTAGGTGCGACTGGTACACTTCAAACCTTCTTCCGTTGCATGTTTCAGGTACAACCGGTCAACTTCAATCTGCGGATATTAAAGTTGTTTCGATTAGTCCAGACGGCACACAGCTTGTCGTAAACGTTGCAAGTTTGCCGAGTGATGCAGCGGCATTTAAAGCTAACGATTCATTGCAATTTAAAGATGTAAATCTTCGTTATCTAACGTTTATTGGTCATACGCCTTCGTCGTCTCCTGTTCAGATTAAAGTTGTAGCTAATGCTGGTACTGTAGGCGGTAATGCGACGCTAACTATTTACCCGGCTCTGATATCGACGCCTGGTAATCCCGAGCAAAATATACCTGCATCAACTCCAATTGTAGCTAATATGGAGCTCTACGCGTTCCCGTCACATCGATGTGGTTTGATCTGGAGTGGAAGTGCGCTGTTCTTAGGAATGCCTCGCTTACCTGACGAGCGCCCATTTGACACTATTCAAACAACTGATCCCGACTCCGGGGCTTCGCTTCGTTATTACTACGGTGCTAAGTTCGGTATGAACGAGCGCGGCTCAGTTAATGACGTTGTGTGGGGCAAATTATTGGTTCCTGAATATGCAATGAAATTAATGTTTACTGTTTAGTATTAATTAATGTATCTGTGCTAATGAGTCGCGTTGATCTTGTACGATTGGCGCGATTATAAAATAGTAACAGATGAAAAATAACTTTTACAAAAAGTTCGGGGGCTATAAATGTCTGTTACTAATTTTCTGCAAGATGTTACACGCTACATGGATGCAAGCTTAGCACTTCTACAGAATTCTAACGTTTTCATATCTGAATCAAACAAAAAATTCCAAGACTTTGAGAATATAGAGGGGAACTTAGGTTCTAAAGTTGATTTTGTACTGCCTACTCGCTACATTGCAAGTGATACGTTAACGGCAAACTTTCAGGCAACAACGCAACGTTTTGTCACTCTTGAAGTAGATCAGGCAAAAAACGTAGCTTATGCGTTTACTGCTCAAGAACAGATTTTTAATACTGACGATTATATTGATCAGTTTGGCAGGTCTGCGATCGCAGAGCTTGCAGCAGTGATTGAAGAGGATGTAGCAACACTGGCCGAGACTGTACCTTATCGTTTTTTTAGCAACGGTGTTGATCAGATTAATACTTATCAACAATTAGCTCAAGCGCTCGCGTTCTTTCGTGATATCGGCGCAGTACAAACGAACACAAAAGGCGTAATTCCTCTTATTGCTGCTCCAGCAATTGTTGCCTCAGGTCTACAGGAATTTGCAAGCAACCGAGCAGACGAGACTGCTATGTCTTGGGAGATTGGCAACTTTTCCAGATGTGACTGGTACACGTCTAACCTTCTTCCGTTGCACGTCTCAGGCGTTACTGGACAAGTAAATGCGCCCGATATTATATTTCAGTCTATCGACGGAACGGGCACATTCATGTCTGTGACTGTAGCAAGTGTTCCGAACGAGCCATTTGCATTTCGGGCGGGAGACTCACTACAATTTAAAGATAACGTCCCTGGGAAGCCGAATCTTAGATATCTTACGCAAATTGGGCACTCCCCATCGTCAAGCCCGGTTCAGATTCGATTAACAACTGACGGTTCAACAAATGGCATAGGCTCATGTTTCTTTAGCTTTTACCCGGCTCTAATATGGGACGCAACAAATCCAAATCAAAATTTATCTGCTGATTATCCACTTGATACTATGGCAGCTGTTGGCCTCGAATTGATTGCATACCCTAGCCACCGGTGCGGTTTAATTTGGAGTGGTAACGCTCTATTTTTAGGTATGCCGCGTCTCCCTGATGAGCGACCTTTTGATACCGTTATTAGAACCGATCCAGATACAGGTGCATCTCTTCGTTATTACTACGGGTCAAAGTTTGGTGAGAATCAGCGCGGGTCTGTTAACGATGTAATTTGGGGCAAGCTTCTTGTGCCCGAGTACGCAATGAAATTAATGTTTATAGAGGGCGGATCAACACCACCACCACCACCTCCTCCACCAGGGGATGTTTTTTTAGTTACAGATGCTGGCGTACAGCTTTTAGCAGAAAATGGCGATTTATTTGTAAGTGAACGCGCATAAAAGGTTTTACAAATGTTTACTAATGCTTCTGAGCTTGTAACACGTTCTTTTAACTTAGCTGATATTGTATCTAAAGACCTTGAAACGGTCAGCGGGTCACAATCAGCCGAGGGCTTGCGTATACTCAACGATCTACTGGATGAGTTATCAATTGACGGCCGCTACGTGCTCTATTACGGCTACATGACGCTACCATTAATTGAGGGTCAGGAAAAGTATAACGTCCCAGGGTTGATAGATGTTGACCCTTTGACATTTAACATTGGTAAAGTTCGCTATGAGATGATGCGCGTTGAAAGGCGGCAGTATCTTGGAAGTAGTCGAGTTGATGACGTAAAAAGCTTGCCGTTTACATATTATACAGAACGCGTGCTTGGCGGTACTGACATCTACTTGTACTTCTCGCCCGCCGATAATTACACGCTTAACATTACTGGAAAGATGAGCTTAGTTAACGTTAAACCGTTTGACAACTTGCGCCTGCAACTTGATGGGTTCTCTATAAGTTACCTTACCTATGCGCTTGCTATACGTCTATTAGACGCTTATGGCTTGCCTGTTCCGGCTGAAATACAAAAACGCCATGATATTATAGAAAATCAATTAGCAGATATTGGCAAAAAAGATATGACTGTCACACGCGTATCGTCATTACAATCATTTCCCATGGGTTACTGGGCACGTGCTAACTTGTCAACAGGATGGACACCATAATGCAGGGCGTACAAGAACAAGAAATCGGGATTGTCGGCGGCAATTTATTCGGAAGATACCGAAAGACTTCTATTGAAGAAACCTTCAACATGATTATCAGTGACGGCAATCTCATTGATTATTCCGGTTATCAAAAGAGAATCGATTTAAATCTAGGCGGCGAATCTCGCGCAGTTTTCAGAAGCACTATTTTCGACCACCTTATTGCTGTGGTTGGCAATCGTGTTTACATCATAAGCACAAACTTTTCGTTCAGCGTTGTGGGAATACTACAAACAGGTGCTGGCCCTATATTTATATCTGAAAATGGCGCAAATCAAATTGTTATTTGTGACCAAAACTTTCTGTATGTGTATGATTTTGTTGCAAATACTTTTACGCAGCCCACAATCGGTTTTGTTCCTATTTATATTACATTCCAGGACGGTTACTTTATTGCGGCGCAAAAAGATAGCATATTTTGGCGGCTGTCTGCTTTGTCCAATGGATTGTCATGGACATATAGCGACGAGTTTGTAGGCGCGCTTAACACTAAAGCGGATAACGTTATTGCGGTTGTTCGACTTGATAGACAATTGTTTGTGATGGGTAGAACTACAACAGAGCTATGGCGAAATGTTGGTGCAAGCCCATTTCCTTACGCACGAGATAATACAATCAGTATCGATTATGGGGTAATTAGCGCAGACTCGATTGCATCTGGATTTGGCATTATTGCATGGTTAGGGGGTAATGAAGCATCGGGTGCTACTATTATGTACTCAACCGGTTCGCGTCCAGAGCAAATCACAACAGACGGAATAAACTATAGGCTTGATATTATTAATGAACCGCAATATGCAACAGCGTTTCTGTTTGAAGAAGACGGGCACGTATTTTATCAGATAACATTTCCAGGTAAAAAGGATAATGTAACCTATACGTATGATTTTAATGAGAAAAAGTTTTTTACACTAACTGATGAAAATTTAAACTATCACATAGCAAAGAAGGTTGTATTTTTTAATAGATCGCACTTTTTCCTGAGCATAAACCAGGGTTCACTCTATGAAATGGGTTCTGATTTCACAAGTTACGACGGAAAGATAATACCCCGCATTAGAAAAACAAAGAATTTTAGAATGCCATCAGGCGAACGGTTTACAGTTCCTGAAACAGGTTTAACAATACAGCAAGGTGACTCAAAAGATGAGCAGCATGTTTTTTTATCTGTATCAAAGGATGGCGGAGAGTCATTTGGTAACGTGTATGGTAAAACGATAAACCCGCTTGGACAAAGAAGAAATAGGTTACGTTTCCATAAGCTAGGACTCGCAAACGATTTAGTATTGCAGTATCGCTTCGAATCGTTGGGCGCATTTGTTGTTGTCAACGGATATATGCGTTTTAGGTCTGGTAGAGCATGAACATACCAAATGTACCAGATTCACGCGTCATCGACGAACACGGCTACATGACTAAAGAATGGAACGTGTTTTTTGTTGATTTAGTACACGCCTTTAGGACTGAGGTAAAACCTTTGTCGTTAACGCTAGAGAAAAGCAATAAGTTTATATGAGGTTTAATTATGGGTCTGTGGAATAGTGTAAAAAATTTTATGGGAGTAGGGAAAGGCTCAGATCCATCTAAGGCGGCAATGCCTTATTTGAACGCCATACCTGGACAAATAAGCCCTTATTATAAGCCTTACATCGACGCAGGCAATGCGGAGATAAACCCTCTACAGGAGCAGTATGCATCGTTAATGTCAAATCCACAGGCTCTCATGGATCGTATAATGTCGTCTTACCAACAATCACCGGGGGCAAAATATAATATTGATCAAGGAATTGATGCGGCTAACCGCGCATCGTCTGCGGGCGGCATGCTTGGAACTCCTGCATCTCAATCAGCAGCAATGAAAGTTGCGCAAGGATTAAGCGCACAAGATCAAAATAATTATTTACAGCATGCGCTTGGCCTTTATGGTATGGGGATGAGTGGCGCACAAAATATGATGGGGATGGGTGAGCATGCTAGCGAGTCTTTTGCAGATCAATTAGCAAATATTGGAGCAACACAAGCAAATCTTGCATACAGTGGAGCACAACAAAAGAATCAGGCGCGTAGTAGCTTGGCTGGTGGCATTGCTGGGTTCTTGGGAGCATTCATGTAATGAGGTTAATAATATGACAATGCCAGTTCAAAGTTTCCAAGTTATCCCTGGAAACCCTTTTTTGTCGGGGATCGAACAAGGGCAAAACATTTTATCCAATTCTAATAAGCTTGCGTATATGCCGCAAAGCTTACAAGCTGCGCTACAGAATCAACAGCTTATGAATCAAGCAGCAGAACAACAGAATGCTACAAGGCCTCAAACATTGCAAGAAGCTTTGCTTTCAGCCCATTTGAGTAACATAGCTGCACAGCAACAAAATGAAGTAAGGCCTCAAAGTTTACAGGAACACCTACTTTCAGCCCATTTGAGTAACATAGCTGCAGAACAGCAAAACGCTACAAGGCCTGAAAGCTTGCGGGCTAATTTGCAACTTGTACAAGCAAGAATACCTCAAATTAATGCTCAAACGGGTGAAATAGAAACAAGAACGAGATTAATGCCGATGGCGGCTCTCATAAATCAAGTCAACGCTCAAACAAAAGCGCAAATGGCTAACACGGGTGCTAACAGAACTAATTTTTATACAGGGCCTCAATATGCGCTCAATAGAGCAGCCGCAACAAAACCCGGGCAAGCTGTTCTCGCATCTAGTCCTGCAATGTCGCAAAGTTATGCAGAATCATTAGCTACACAAGCAGCAACAGCTGCTAGCGGCTATCGTCAGCCTGTAGTAGGGCAGCAGCAACAAGGCGCGCAGCAACCACCAGCCAACCCTTTCCCATCGGCTCAATTCAACAGTATGAATCAAGCTTTAGGTCTGCCTGCCATGTTCAGCAATCCTACCTCTCAGCAAGCATCTCCACAAGTTAATCAGCAACCCGACCAAAGAAGCGCACAAATTGCTCATCATTTATTGCTTGCTAATCACCTGGATACTATAATGAAGCAACAGAATGAGCAGCAGGCACAACAACAGCAGCTTGCACAAGGGGTTCCGACTTCACCCACCCCTGAATCAATAATTAATTTGACACCTGCTCAATTAGCGATGAGTCATGATTTCAACATGTCCGAAGCTCAAAGGGCATCTATACCCACACAAATCCAAAACAGCATAGTAGCGGGTAAGCGTTTAAACAATACAGCCGATCTTATCGAAAGTAAGTTGCCATCTATCAAAACTTATTATGATACTGGGGGCACAGCACGCCTTGCGCTTGATAAAGCAAAGGCGGCAATGGGCAAGACAATCCCATCGCTTAACGACTACATAGTAGTTCAAAATGCACTTACTGCATTATCAACTCAAATGAGACAGATGGAAGTCGGGGGCGGCCTACAAGACACTGTAAAAGAATTTAAAGACATGGCAACATATCCAACATCAAACACAAACTTTGAGTCGCTTAATGCGAAATGGAAAGGTCTGCGTCAAGTTATGGCAGCGGCTGAAAAAGCGAACAATCAGCTATTTTCTATTGATAATAAAGATGGGGATAGAAGTGGCAATGCTAGCGCTCCTCCTGAGCAAGTTTCGCAAGTGTCTCAAATGGCACAGCCAAAGCAAATTAATATACCAAAATTTCTAGCAAATAAAGAAGGTATTGCAGCCTGGAACAAATGGTTTTGGGCTCAAGACTCCAATACTCAGCAGCAAGTACGTAATCAAATGGCGGGGACGTAATTATGGGTTACGCTACATTATCCGATCTTACACCACCTGCACGTGATGAATCTATACCATCTATACCTAGTGACGGTCAGTATGCGGGGTTATCTCATTTACAAGAACCAAGCCAACCAAGCCTCGTAAGCAGAATCGGTAGTTTCGCATTGCATGAAGCAAACCCGTTAAACTCTCCAATGCCAGGGTTTGCAATGCCTTCTGCATCTTTAACAAGGAGAGGGTTGGAAGACGTGGCAATTGGCCGGAAACAGATGCTTGAAGGTTTACGTGGTACAATTAAATCTGTAGCCGAAGCAATCAGCCCAAGTTTAGGTGCTCATATCGCGCCTCCAGAGGATGTTGAAAAATATGCTGTTTCTCTTGGTGTTAAACAACCCTCTCTTCTTGATCATCTTATACAAGGTGCCGCACAATACGCACCTTTTGGAGTTGGTGGTGAAGCTTTAGCAGCAGGGAAGGGACTAGGGTTTCTAGGGCGCACAGCTGCTCAATCCGCAGCTGGGGCCGCTTTTGGGGGTACTCAGGTTCCATATGGAACAAGTGGAGTAGATAGGGCGGTATCGGCTGGTATTGGTGGCGCGTTAGGTGGTGCTGGTGAATTGGCAGGGGCTGGTATAAGTGCATTGTCACCTACAGCAATGCTCAGAAAGATAGGTGAAAGGGCAGTTACTGGGGCGGGTGGGATTAGAACACCTAAAAAAGTTGCGCAAATGTCACAAAATATCGGAGATGCTCCCGTCACTATTGGTGACGTGGTAAATTACGGCCCTCTTGCTCGTTTTAATAAAGCTCTTTCAGTCCTTCCATTTTCGGGTGTCAACAAAGACGCATCTTCTGTGATTCAGGCTATACAAAATAAAGCTACCCCAGCCGTTATAGAAATGCTTGGCGAATCTAAACCTGGTACGATAACGGATGACTTGAGGAGCGCAGTAAATAAAATTTACAAGTCTAATAAATCAGCTGCTTCAGATAAATTTAATGATGTTATGGCGGAAGCAGACGCGCGCGGTATAAAACCTTACGAAACAGATGCTTATAATATCCCCACAGGCAATACCAACCTCCAGAAATCCGCCCGTACTTTTCTCTTGGAAGGAACGAAAGGGCTACCACCAATCGTTGCAAAGAAGCTCGGCAATTACGAAGGCAGACGAAGTTATAGCAATCCACCATATCGCACATTCAAGCAAGCCCATGCCCTTAACTCCTCTTTAGGTACTACAGCCAGAGACCTAAGAACCTCTGGAAATGCAAATGGCGCTCGAATTGTAACTCAGCTTCAAGAGGCATTGCAACAAGATATAGATAAAACATTGTCAAACAGTGGCCACAAGGATATTTTAGACGCATGGAAAGATGCCCGAAGGGACTGGGCTAGCAATGTTGTGCCTTTTCAAAAGAAAACCCTAGCTAACCAGTTAAGCGGGGAAGCTGACGCTGGCAATTTATACAAAACATTGACGGCTAACAAAGAAAGCATGAGAAAAGTATTAAATCAATTGCCACAGGATGTAAAAAATAAAATTTCATACCATTTCATCCCTAAATCAACAAATGTTAGTTCTGCCGATGAGATTACCCCTCTAGCCCTTGAATCAGGGTATAAGAGCATGAAAAAATCAACAAGAGATAATCTTCTGACTCCTGATCAAGTACAAAACAGGGCAGAGATGAAAGATTTAATCGATGCCTCTGGGGAAGCAAGGCTATCGCTTAATCAGCCAGCCACAGGGTATAGGAGTGCAGGGGTAATTAAGGCAATCATTATGGGTGCTTTGGGAGGTGCTGGAGTAACGCACGGGGCATCACCTGAGGAATTAGCGCTAATACTGGGTGGCGTGGCGGGAGTAGGCCGAGGCATTCAAAAAGCTCTAACAAGCAAAGCATCACGCGACATGTATATCAATGCAGCAACCAAGACAGGCTTGCTTGAAAGCCTTGGCCGAGGGGCAAGCCGTGGATTACAACCTATCACACAACCAGCTAACACACAACTACTACAAGGAAAAAGATAATGTCAACTACATCGGGTGAATATGTACTGGGTAAAACCTTACAAGATTGTTTTAGGGATAAAGACAGCGGGGAGCCGCTGCAATTCGGGCAGGTTCGGTTTTTTCAAGATGCAAACAGAATAATACCAAAAGAAGTGTTTAAATACAGTGGATCGCCAGGAAATCCCACTTATACGTCTTTAGGGTCAGTTGTTGACCTGAATCTTTCAGGCACATTTGATGATGCAATTTATTATTTTCCATTCGACGCCGAAGGGAACATACAACTTTATTTTGTAGAAGTTTACTCATCGCCCCCATATGTTCTTCAATTCACCCGTGAAGCTTGGCCTGACGCAAATTTATCACCAGCGAGCGGCGGAACTGAGATTGAAATAAACTACATACCAAACGGTCAGTTTTTGATATCGACTACAATCAGAGATTATAAACAAGACCCCATTGCACAATTAAATAAGGCAGGCATAACTCCTATTTCATACGGTGGATGGTACATTGCTTTGCCAACTGGAAGTACAACAACAGTTGCTACAAGCTTTCCAAGGCAGACGTTAAATCCTCCGCCCGAGAAAGACCCCCGTTATGTTTTACGAGCAAGCGTAGTCAATTCTGGCCCAGGTGATACTTTTCGAGACATTGAGTGCAGGTTACAACAAGAAAATATCTTTGCATCTACAAGCAAGCAGTTTACGTTTTCTTTCCAAGGTATATCAAATGGCGTTTCTGATGCGACTGTACAAGTGTATCTTAAGAGATACTATGGAGCAGGGGGCACTCAGCAAACAGAAACACTACTTGGGACATTTGACGCCGTTGGTTCCTATGAGAAGTTCACAAAATCGTTTATATTTGGGACGGATGTAGGTAGCAACCTTGGCCAATCAGATGATGACTATTTCGCCCTTGCGATCAGGTTGCCGCTTGGGGGCGCAACCGACACATCTTACACAAACTTTTTGCTTACTGAGAACCTTGTAGCAAACCCTATTATTCCTGCACAAACAACCCGTGACACGTCGTCCCGCACACTAACCCTTCCAGCTCCGGCAAAGGATGGGTCAGATTTATTTCTCGGAATCAAGCTTGGAAGGGAAGGTTTAGAATATGACACAAGTGAGATAGGGAAAGTTATTGCTATGTTAACCGATGCTCCGCCAGGGTTTATCTTGTGTGATGGGCGAAAACAGATTACTTCTCAATATTCAGATATTGGCATCCCTTATAAACGGTTGTTTGATAAAATAGGCTATTCCTTTGGGACAGGAGTAGACTTTGTTAGTGCAGCGTATGGGACAACATCTAATTCTTTCTTGCTCGCTAATAACTTTTCGGGCGGGTCAATAACACTACCATCAAATGGCCCAATCCCGACAGGGTTTACTTTCCAAGCTGCAACTTCAACAGGATTTGACAAAGGGTATTTGTGTGGAGTTAATGCGGGTGGGACAGGGTTTGAGATAGTTGGCACTAAATTTGGCCACATGGAGAATCAGTATGCAGGGCCAGGGACAGCCCCTATGCTAATTGCTCGGATAGGGGGCGATTATCTAACGGGTGGCCCAGCGAGTGGGATTTTTGACGAAAACGACAATTCAAGGGCACACTTTAGACTTTTTGGGATTAATTCATCTCCTGCAGCATTTCAGGGGAAATATTTCAAACTTGACAATACTACAGGGTCGGCCGTCT